CGTGGTTAAAGTGCTGTTGATGAAAAGGTTAGAAACCATCAACTTGGTTTTTCCTCTGCGGGGTGCAAAGGGCTTGGTGCGGCGAACCGCGTAACTCGCTGTAGCAGGGTCGTTAAGCCTGAACAAATTAATGTAGCTACTACGTTGTTGTTGGCTCTCCACTTAGATAGTGAGTGGTGCCAACCCATAATCCCGGAACAAAACGGTGTCAACCATTTTGCAGTAAGTGATAGAACCGAGATTACTTTTAGAGACAAAACTTTCGAACTCAAGGATGTCTTCGTAAGTACACCCGTACGCTAAATAACGTGAGTAATAGACGTCACGCGTTACGACGAACGATTGACCCTCGAGGTCTTGGTGGACGAGGTCATCTCGAAGCGTTAGGATAGAGTTGTAATGGCGCGAATCAACGTAAGAGTAATATGGACACAAATAAAGTGCCAATGGCTTATAATAAACTCTACGGAAATCGCCGTATGTCAACAACGTTTGATACCATTTAAAAAGGTTGAGTCCGAAGGGAGGCGGGAACATTTTTGGGGTGATATCACTTTTGGAGCGTCCAGAATATCTTAGGATGCGTCCAAGATTGGGAATGGATACTAAATTACCGTCGGGAAGGCGACAAGGAGAATTCTTAAGGAATTGCATTCTGGAAAAAGTGGTTGTCAGATCAAATTCCTCAAAAGTGAGTAAAAACCCGCACAAATAGGCTGAATAGGTGAAAGTATCAACATCTAATGGGCACCCTTCCTTAATCTTGACAGAAAAGATGTACGCCATCATAAGCATCGCTGTGTTATTTGCTATGCTAGTCTCACCAATTCCGCTGGGTAAATACCCATATTTAGCGACAAAGGTAATTCTTTCCTTCTTGTTCCTGGAAAGAATATAATTCTTAGCAAAAATCATCCCGTTCAAGAAATCGCGGTGTTCATCAGTCATACCGAGCAAATTAGCAAAAACACTCCACGTCCAACCTGTATGGCTACCGTCGTTCGCTCGTATGTCAGTGTTGTAACAAGTGTAGCGCCCTAATGTCTTCGACCAGATACCGACTATACTATCGTCACTGTAGTTTTTGATAACCACTGGATAAGTATAATCGTCCCATGATTTGAAAACATTGCACAAAGACTCAGAACTTGGTGAACTAACAAACTCAATGGAGACGCTTTCATTGTAAACCACAATTTTATCAGCCGAAAGTTTTTTCCATGCGTTACTTATATGAACACTTGGTAAAGAGTTACCTGTTTGGGCGTCAACGACCACCCTTGGTGGTTTCCCGAACTTGGCGATTTCCATTTCTTTAACTTTCCAAACAAGATAAGGCACGAAAAGTTTTTTACCAATATCACCAGACATCACCAATTGGCCGTGTGCGTCCAGACGTAACAACTGCTTGGGATGTTTTTCAAGAATCAACAAGTCAGCGGCTTCTTGCGTGTAAGTAAAATACTCGAAAAGCCCGTAAGACCTTATGGTAGCCCGACAAAAATCCGCCGCGTGATGGTGAGCGAAAATTCTTTGGTTGGTCAATAAATTGATTTCGAAATCAACAGTAGCGTCTATGCCGAATTTGGCTAAGGCGGTGACCTCATTGGGTTCCGCTAAACGCGTTTTCCAATGCCGTTCAACCATGTGCGCAATATTCGCGTTGTTTTTACCGTAAATGACGCCAGAGTGGCCAAAAGCATACCCGTAAATCGTGCTATAACGGTGAGAATATCCCATTGTGTCAAAAAGGGCTTCATCTGGGTCAACGGAAAATTCTATGTAACCATCAGGTGTGATGTGTTCACTTCCGCTGATTATCTTGAACTTATCGTTGAATTTCCAGTCCATCTTCTTTTTACACAGAGAAGGCAACATTCGGCACAACCCGAAGTCGTATACCCCCGGTTGCATAGGCGGATGAGATTCAATAATGGAGTAACCTGGCCCCTTGCAAAGAAGTCCTTTGCCTGTGGCAACCCCGTCTTCCATTAGCTTCCTAGCGCGCATAACGCCCATAAAGGTGTCGGCACCGCCAAAGATTTTACTGGTCCAATTACTCTTCCCACACATATCTGTAGGGATACGTATGGGGGTACTAACATTGTACACTGAAGAATCAAGAAGCATGCGCCCAATGACGTAACAAATAGTGTTGACCGTCACTGAATTAAAGCAACACTCGTCAACTCCATCGTTCTTCAATGAGACGCAATTCTGAATAGAAAAGTAGTCAGGGTTAGAACGCCGAGCAGCTTCACGATATTTATTCACTGACCAAGTCCAAAACTCACCGCTCGCCAAACTACCGATACTGTACCCTTCTCTGAAAAGATTGTCTGCTAGATCCCAAAAAATGATCCCCCGGTACTTTGACGTATAGGCACCGGAGACTAAATCAACCTTAGCGTTTGGTCTATTTCTCGTGCTATTCTTAGCAAAATTTAGGGTGATCAGTCGGTGGAAAAAAGTCGGTTGTATTTCGTAAGTAGTTTTGATGTCAATACCTAACTTGACTTGATTTCCCATCGGTGTGAAGGTATACCCTGTGTTCGTCCACACAAGACTTTCGCACCAATCTTTAATACTTTGAAGAAGAGAAGGATCGTTATTCACGATCTTACCGACTTTAGAGAAAATGTCAACTTCTTTTATAGAGTCAAAGTAGGTCCCATCCACGTGGATTCTCGCCAAAAAGGCGTCATCTTTATGCTTAAACACGGTGACTTTGCTCGTCATTTTAAACAATTTTTCAGTCTCTCTTAGCATAACGGGTATTGTCGCGTGGAGCGGATTCAAAACGCTGCTAGAATCGCCGGAAACGACTAAATCGGCGACACAACTTAAAGTAGCTCGCGGTGACAATTGGGGTACGACATGATCCGGTATACGACACCCGTTCGTGCTCATAGTTTCTTCGACGCTCGTGAGATATCTTGATTGTATTTCGCACATTTGTCTACCGACAGATTGATTCGGTATGAGACTGTCAACTTCAAAGTCGCACATAACTATGTCTTCCAACCCACTAGAATATTGCTGGTAAGCGTTGGAAGCTTCTCCCGGTAGGAAATCATCGTCAAAACTAGCGCAATCGTGCCTCCGGAACAACGATTTGTTCTTGTCGCCAATAACACAGAAATAAGCTTCTTGACTCCTCATATACCCGAAAAGTGTGGTGGCACGCGAAGTGATACAAGACTCAAAATTCAAATCGTCGACATCATCGATGCTGCAGTGAATGTGCGTCCTCGTCAAATCAACGAAGCCACCCGGTTCAGGCACACGAACCATTTGAACCCCATGGATTGCTTCAAAATGACCCGGAGAAGCCATTATATTGAAAACCCGAGGGCCCAATCCTAAAGGACAACAACAGCAAACCTTGCACGTCCCAACGTTGATGGGCCTCCAGAAGTAAATAGTTGCGTTGTACCTTTCGACGAACTGAAGCAAACCGGGCATGCCGGCTAATGAGTCATACCCGTGCTCCGTAACATTCAGCTCTGGAAACTCTGACAGAATTGCAGAAGGTGTAGAGTGAATCCCATAAGTTTGCAAAATGTGGCTTAAGGATATCAACAAACACTGTTTTCTTTTTAGTCCGTCAAAACCATCGTTAGGTTGAACGTACAACCCTGTGACTAACATTTTAGCACCATAAAGATTTACCAAATTCAACGGACCGCAAGTCTCCCTGGTGTTGAAAGAAAGGACATCTTCCCTTTTCAACTCAAAAAATCTAACTTGGCAGTCTTTAGATATCGAAACCTCTTCTGTCGAGTTGGCTTGGACTCCGTCAAGAACCACAATAGGGGCGGTTTGGGACTCTTTTAATGAGGGCGAATTCTCGACGTCTCTCCCTAAAAATGAGTAACTACCCGGAGGCAATAGGCACGAAGATTCTTCCACTACTTCCTCACGCGCCACCCTCTGACTCCCGGTAACTGACACCTTGGGTCCGTATTTCAAATCATCCCCCCGAATGCTAGTGCTTGCGTTACTGCTGATCGTCTCGAGCGGGACGCCTGACTTGATCTCAATCATCTCGATATCATTCTCGTCGCGATCGTCCAGTGGCGGTTCGTCATCGTTACACGCAGGACCCTCAGAGGGTTCATAAACCACCAAAGATGTTTTCCCGACTAGATGTATATGTGGTCTTGGGCATTTGTCATCTCGGCATTTGCTCAACTGGAGGTTTATCATTTTCGGAAGGCGCGAAGGGGAAGATTTATCTTTAGAGGCCGTTTTTTGCGGACCATCCCTTACGCGTTTTCTTTCTAAATAAGCTCTCTTAGCCTTGCTAATAGCCCTAATACCCTCATCACCAGGATGGTAATGATCTTT